CGAAAGAGGCCAAAAACGCAAACGTGTCGCAAGGAATGTCCAACCTACACGAATGCGCTCTATACTTTTTGGGAAGTACGATCCGCTCTATAAATTGTGGCCAGGGAAAAATTCTGGGGGATAACCCCCATTAAAACCTGGACTTATGAAAAGAACACAATTGAATAGAGGGCATACAACCCAACGAGAAATATCCCGCACCCACCGGCCACCGGTGGGATTTATTTAGCACCCAATACCTGGGCACAGATGATAGTTGTTTAAAGAGCAACGTCAACTCTCGGTATGCTTTTTATGTCATCCCAAGACAGAGACCCATAAGGGTCAAAAACCGCCATAATAAGACGGGTTGGCATATTGGTACATAACAGGGCAAGCAACGAAGAAGCCAAGGGTATAATCCTCGGCTGCCGCGGAGTGCAAGAGTATGCCACCAAAAGAAGTGGTAAAATTACCAAAATTGACAAGGGAGTAAGAATCCGAACGGTACTGCGTGTCAATTATATTTTCCTTGGTGATGTACCTGCCAAATTGGAACCGATCGGGCGAGTAATATGGTAACTCGTACTCGATGACGCCGTTATCAGGCGTATGAGTAATGCACTGTCCTGCAACACCAGAGGGGCAATAATTGGCAATAGTACGTGGTCCATCAACGTTGGAGGGAAATATATTCTGATCAGTAAAGTATATATTATCACTAGAACGACGATTGGCCAAGATGAAATTATTATTGGAGTTGCCCTGGGCACCAGTAACCATCGCCTTATACCTCATACCACCACGAACACAAGCATAGGCTGGCGTAAACCAACTAACAAGTGTAGGTAAAACAAAATTATAAGCATAAATCGAACCATTTTGCTGAGTGCTAGCAGAACCAGAAGCACAGTAACCACGATAATTTTGATATTGAGAAAAGGTATAGCGCCGGAGCCCATTGCCATTCTGGGGATTAATACCAACAAGACGATATATGGAGTAGCGCTTGAAAAGTTGCCTAAGCGAAACGACTGGGTCGCCATACAAAACATGCAAGGTCTTATCGGTAACATCGACAGACTCACATATAGTGTCTTGACTCTCCTGGGCAACTGGAGCCGGGGCATCATCAGCAGGACCAGCCTGAGGTTCTAGGACCAAATCCTTATCGGGAACGCCATCATCTGGGAGACGATCAAAGAAAGGAGACCGTGGGGGAGACATTAACTTCTCACGACCAGGAACGGAATCCAAACTATTACGCGCCAAATTAGGATTAGTAGGATTGGGAAAAAGTGACAACAACTCAATCTTACCATCAGTGGGCTCAACGAGCTCAAAGTCTGGGGTAGAACACATGAAGCAATTAACATCGACATCATTAATAACCGAATCATTAGGAGCTGTAAGGTTGTTGACGACGTAGACGGCAATGACGCCATTGGAAAAGGGAAAACCATCAGGGAGAGGGACAGTATTAGAGAAATTAGGGTCGGGGACCAAAGGAGGAATCCTAAGGAAGCTCTTGCGAGCGGCCCAACCGATATCTATAGTAAAATCTCTCTCAGAAGAAATGTCGATAATGCGGGTGTACTGAGCATTATACTCGGGAGGCGAAACAACACCCACAGGATCATAGACAATCTTCAAACGACCCTTATGGAAATTGGAACAGACAACCTGGAACCTGTAACGTAAAGTACCACGCCATTGGTTGAAAGGAAGACTAGCAAAACAAGTAGGGGTGAAATGATATGAACCATCAAAAGCCTGTTGGTACATCATTGGGGTGACATAAGCGTTGAAGAGGAGGGTCTCGGGCTGCGCATTCTGTGGCCACACAAAAGTATTATAATACGACTCACGTGTGGTTATAGAAGTTATAGTCATCTCATCAGCGCCAGAAAGACCCATAACCCTGGTGTCAACGGTGGTCTCAGCCTTACAATCGAGAGTGAGCTTCATAGAAGTATCACAAACATTAGTATTGGCTAAGTTGCCAACGAAAACAGGCTTCATCTGCGTAATCTCGCTAATGACATTGGGCCTCGAATAACCGAACATCTGGGCAATGGAAGAAACAGTCGAGGCAGCTAATTCGGTAGCGCGAGCATAAGGGGCCACTATAGGAGTGGACCTCAAAGAGCTGGCGATACGAGCAATGACTCCAGCAGGACGCGAAATGGGACCTGTACCGTACTCATCTTGTCCAGCCTGAGGGACGAGAAAGGCGCAAGGTTCGAGCGTAGGCGCAGAAAGAACGAGATCCTCAGCCCACGCGAAAACGGTCACATCGATAGGCTCAGTACCACCATTGGCATGACGAAGGGAGTTCATCTCGCGAAAAGACAAAATACCCAGCGCTCCAATATTACCGGTGGGAATGTGTGAAGAATTATCCGGCCAAACAAATGGTAAGCACAGGGAGCCACCCTGCGAATTGGTGGGATCCAAATAAATGTGAGGACGCTGAGAAGCTGTGATTAAATCTATGGAATCAGTACCAACATAACTGACCTGGTCATAGAGGTGAAGAGGAACGTAAGAAACAAGCATCCTACCATAATAAAAGGGGTTACCATTTATGAGGACACGGACACAAAGTCGACACCTAAGAAGAGAAAAGTTGTTGATGCGATTAACAACGCGTCGGTTGGAGAAAAACTCTTGCCACGGATTCAAAAGATTCTCAACAGGGACAGCGCCAACAGCCCAAGCATACTGGGCTATCTTAACTGGTCGGGCCATAAAATCGGCCAACGAAACATCTGGAGTGTCCGCAACGGATCTGATACCATCATCGACGCCATCAATAGAATAGCGCCACTGTGGCGAGTCGTCAACGAAGCGAACATTTTGTGAAGTGTCTCCCTCTCCAGACGAAAGGGAGACACCTTTATTAATAAAATTGAAAGATGTAGAAAGTCTATTTATTGACACAGTGCAGCAGACTCAAGCTGCAAAGTGCTTTGTACATATTGGGACGCTACCTCCTCCCCTAAATAGGGGTACCCCACGAGGGGGGTGCGAAAACATGCAAGCCTGATGTAAAATGTATTAGTACTATACAAAACACTGGTAACCATAACACGTAGTACCCTTTTGGATTAATGAGCGCGGGTAACGCTCAGAGGGACGCTTTTAATGTCAGCCCGAGACAGTGCTGCCTAGGTCAACTCAAATACCGGTTCAAGCTCAGCCTCTGCAAAGTCTTCATCCGGCACTTCAAGGGGAGGGGTGTCTAAATACCTCTTCCTCCACCTATCGAGCATTTCATGGTAGTCAACCTTCAACATCGGCACCAAATGAGAAATACCAACAATGTCACAAATTTGCGCCATCTGTTGCTGGCGCATCTCATAGTGCTCCTGCCCGTAATAAAACCATTCATACAGAGCGCCACCAATATTAGTAGCGGCGGCCTGCTCACGTGTCAAGTGAGTGGACTGAAGGACTCTATGGAGACTCTTAAAAATGGAGTTCTCATCTAGTAGTCCAACGGTTGTGCCCAAATCATGGTTGTAAAAATCTCGCCTCTTGAGAAAATCGGTCTCAACAAAGGGGAGATAATCGACGACCAAATCACTTTTATCAGGTAAAGTGAGAACTACCCCGCGCTCAGCCAAAAAGGCCTGATAGCCTCTAAAGGTAATTAAACCCTTATAAGCGCTAGCCACATTAGCGATAAAATCGTCACCATAGGTGACCATACGCGCTATTTGCTTAAACGGAACACTGCCTGCGACAGAGCACACATACATGCGGAGGTAAAGACTATTAACAATAGAATTCACATAAACCGTAAGATTGTGCCCTGAGGGATTACTCCCATAAAGCATAAGCAGGTCACCATTGTTGGCAAGAATGGGATAAGCAACCTCGGTAGCAATACCCCACATAATGCTGCACATCTCATCAGAATAACCACAGTGCTTAGCTATGGCTATCATGATAGAGAAAGCAGCGAATACGACCTGCGCATTCATGCGCAAGTCGTACTTAGAGAAATCTCCAGCGATAATATTATCACCAAAGTCGACAGTGTCATCATTTCTCGCAGTGATATGGTCCATAAGCTGGCCCCATTCGAGGCCAACTGCATTTATGCCAACGGCACACTCCGACATAATCGGAAGAGTCGAAAGCAAACGGACAATCGGTAGAAAGTATTTCCGCATATTTAATTGGAGAGATATTGGCGCTGCCTGAACACACCTAACCTTCTCTTCCCTATCTTAGTGGGCTCATCCTTTAAGAACACTTTAAAAATGTCATTGGAACGTAGACCACTAGTATACGCCGCAATGCTACCAGCAACGCGGTCCCAGATAAACTGGGGGAAGGTTTTCGGGTCAGGAATGCCCTCTGTACCCTCCTCCAACGGGATCCACACATCACTCTTAGGGCCAGTGAGTGGAAAACCAATGGAGGTCTTTCCGACCATACCGTCGATAAAGCGGCGTCCAACCACTCCACAGACAGACTGGAGATCGGTCAAAGGGGCAACCTCAGCTTTAAGCTCAGGAAAACCATCTAAGACAGAAAGAAAAACGTCTGTATAATCAGCCATAGCACTGTCCAGCAGGACATTGGGAAACATACCAGACGGATTGGTGCTCTGTGCAAGCGAAGC